CTTTTTTGTTTATAACCAAAAAAGTATTACCTTTGTGGTATGAATACGAAACTACCTTACAGCGCCACCAAAGAGTCTATCAAAGGATATACAGAATCAAAAATTGCATTTGGGGAAACTAATGATTGCGTTGTTAGAGCAATCGCGTCCTCGTTCGATGTTACATATGATGAATCTCACAACTTTTGTGAAAAAACTTTCAGAAGAAGTTTTAGAAAAGGTGTTATGATGTTTAATACTCAGATGGAAAATTTTTTCGGTAAAGGTTCAAAAATAAATAATAAAACCGTTGAACTTGTCGGTAAATATTCTAAACTTTATTACGATGTGGTTGTTAAAGGTGAAACAAAAAAACGTAAGCTAACCGTTGGTACATTTATTAAAACAAATCCAAAAGGTACGTTTTTAGTTACGGTGAGTGGACACGCATTTACTATTAAAGATGGTGTTGTTATGGGAAATTTTGAAGATGCTCAAAAAACAAAAAAAGTAATACAAAGTATATGGAAAATAGTGTAAAAAAAATAATCTTCTTAGATAATGATGGCGTTATCTGTTTGTCATCAGAATGGGGTAGTAGATATAAAAAGACAAAGGCGTACTCTAATCCTACACCAAATATAAAAGATGTACCGGTTGAATTTCGTCTTGATAATTTCAATAAGAAGGCGATTAAAGTTTTGAATGAAATTCTTGAGGAAACGGGTGCGGATATTGTTGTTTCGTCAGATTGGAAATTTCATGCTACATTAGAGGAACTTGGTGAGTATTACCTATCACAAGGTATTATTAAAAAACCAATAGGAATCACAACCAAATCACTTCCACAAGGTTTAGATTACTTTCACAGAAATACGGAACTTGAAGAGACTCGTTCTTACGAAATCTTGGAATGGTTAAAGTCTCATCCTGAAGTAACTCATTGGGTTGCGGTAGATGATCTTAATATGTCTGAAAGGTTTGGAGAAATAAGTGGAAACTACCAATGGGGATTGAAAAACTTTGTTCACACCCCCAAATCTAATGAGGGTATCAAACAAAGTGGTGTTAAAGAAAAAATCCTCAAGTTCTTAATTTAAGGAGTTTGAGGATTTTCTTCATCTGAAGTTGTAGTTTCTTTCTTTTCTTTCTGAATTTGGTTAATTATATAACCTGAAACCGCAAATTCTGCAGCCGCCCATAAAAGGAACTCACCCATTGTTAAAGTTGAATGTTTTTCAAGTAAGAAAAAAACCATACCCCATTGTGCAATTAAAAACGCCACACCTGACTCAATTCTTTTTTTAGAAAAATATGAATCTTGAGATGAGTAGATTTTGATTAATTCAGATACACCCCATTTTATGTTAGTCCATCCGAAAAAGTATTTGTTTTTCATTTTTTTTATTTTTTTGATTGAGTTTATCTCCCCTGACCTTTGTATGATTTAGGTCTTTCCTCTTTAGGTCCGTATTTTTTTTTAATTTTACCTTTACCCGATTTTTTGTTCAAACTAATTTTAGAACCTGAAGACGATGATTTTCCTTTTGCCATTGTATTAAATTTAATTATAAATATTTACTTTTTTACAAAATTACATAGCAAAAAAAAGGGGAGTAGCGAATTCCCCCTTTAATTTGTTGCCATTACGACAACGGTCCTAAACCCCATAAGGGGTGGTTATTTTTCTTTAACTAATGTTAAACATCTTTTTAAATATTCTTTGGCTCTAGGAGTTGGATCTTGATGTCTTAAAACCTTTTCAATATCTTTAACAAGTTCTTCCCCATGCTCATTTTCTTTGTAGAGTTCAATTACTTTATCCATAGCTTTAAGACAATTTCCATCTGTTTCATCAAAATAATTTTTGTTTCTAAACTTATTCAAGTGATTCATTAATGAATATGATAAATGTTCTCCACCATCTTTAATATCCGGATGTAATCTAAGCGTTCTTAACATATCAAGAGTATCAATCATACCATTAATACCACCTTCTCTTTTCGTTATTGAAGAAGTGTAGTTTTGAAATTCTTTGGATGGTCCAACAATATCATCTAACGGAATTATATTCCCTGAAACACATCTTTGTTTGGATTCACTTGCCTTTTTTTCTTCTCCGGGTTTGGAAACCATCTGTTCAACAAGATATTGTCTTATCGTTTTTCGTAATTCATTCTCGTTTATTGTATATCTTTTCATTTGACTATTTTTATTATAAATATTCGTTACAATGTAAATATTGTAAACAAAAAGATATTTATATGATGTTAACTTTCATTGAAAGTTTAACATAAAAGATATAATCCAAAAAATATGGAAGATGGTGGGAGTAAAAACGAGATTAAAAAAACTTTTGACAGAAAATCTATCAGTAAAATTTCTGATGTTAGCAATGTTTTTCAATCCCTTTGGATTCGACATTGTTCAATATCAGTTAATCCATTTGACAGGAAGTTTATGGAATGCAAACTTCGTTTTATATTGTCTTGCGGGGTTATTTTTTGGGCTATCTATATTATTACGAAATTGTTCTAAATAATGAGAGAGATACTTTCAGAAATTCAAAGAATGAATCAAATTTTGGGTATAACCCCAAAGAATATTATTATTGAATCAGAAGATAATAAAAAAACAGAATACCATTTCAATAGGATTGTTGATTTATTGAAATTTAATAAAATGTATAGTAAAACCAAAAAATTAGTTTTGGAAAAACTATTGGAATATTCAAAAGAACAAATAATTGATTTTAATCTTTTGGAGCATGGACTAATTAAATCATTAAAACTAAAGGGCGACAAATCAAAGAATGTTAATGAGTATTTCAAACTTCTTATGAGTTCTTTAGAAAAAAGACAAAAGAGTTTTAAAACATCAGCACCTGATACTGACGATGTATTTTCATTGGAACCTGATGAACCTTCAATCGTACCTAAAAAAGTATATAGAGAAGAACTTTATTATTTACAAGTTGAATTACTAAAACTACAAGAATGGTTGAAAAAAACGGGTAAATCTGTAATAATTGTATTTGAAGGGAGAGACTCAGCAGGAAAAGGATCAACAATTAAAAAATTTACCGAATATTTGAACCCAAGATATACTAATGTAATTGCATTGGGAATTCCAACACCCGAAGAAAGAAAAAACTGGTGGGATAGATATAGAAATAAAATAGATAAGGGTAAAATTAATTTATTTGATAGAAGCTGGTATAATAGAGGGTTAATTGAACCTGTGATGGGATATGGTTCTATTGAAGAATATGAAGAATTTATGAATAATGTTGAGAACTTTGAACAAGATCTTGTTAAAGATGGTGATTACCTGTTCAAATTATGGTTCTCTATTGATAAGGAAACTCAAGCTAAAAGGTTTGAAATGCGTCAAAAATCCCCTTTAAAATACTGGAAATACTCCCCAAATGATGAAAAAATGCAAGATTTGTGGGATAGATTCACCGAATTTAAGGAAAAATTGTTTGATAAAACATCAACCCTAAATCATCCTTGGGTCATTATTGATTCAAATGACAAAAGAATATCAGGGCTGAATGCTATCAGATATGTATTACAGAATATACCTTATGATGGTAAAAACGATGAGATATTAGACAAAAATTATCCCGAAGCGTTAACGATTCTCAAGCCATATTAATCATCATTATCATCCTTCATGGGTATCGTAATCTGAAACCAAATATCAAAAATTAAAAATAACGCCCACCAAAGTGCAGAATCAATTTGTTCGGGGGAAAAACCCTGACGAGCGTTATATAATAATATTAATATTTTTACTATTATATAAATTCTAAGTATTGCGAGTAAAAATCCAAAAAATTGTTTCATAGTTTTATTTCAAATCTGTTTTTCATTATGGTTAATTTATCGTCAGGAACTCCGTGTTGGTTTTTTCCGTTATGTCTATTTTCAACGATAATTGAAAAGACATTATATCCATATTTTTCTGCTAATTCATAATATGGTTTCATCTCCCATTCTTGAGTAAATGTATTTGATACCACAATCATCGGTTCTTCGTCTACCATAGATTTCTGAACTTGTATTAAGCACCAATTATGTGCTAGTTTTAACTTTTTTGGGTTGAAATTGTATTCACCATTTACATCAGTGAAATACATATCAGCCTCAAAATGAGCTCCACCTAAAGTTTTTGCGAATGAACTTTTACCACTTCCTGGTTAAGGCACCCCCCTAACAAGATGTAAAATCTTTTCGGAGGGTGTAATAATTTTTTCTGTTATCATATATTTATTATTAGAGGTATTTCCGATACCGAATGCAAAAGTAATAAAATAAATCGTTAAAAACAAATAAAAATGTCAAATTTTACAAGAAAATGTCCAAAATGTGATGTTATTTTAACTTATACATCAAAATATACTTTTATGAATGCCGAGAAAAAAGGTTCAAAATGTAAAAGTTGTGGAATAAAAGAAAGTATAACTGATGAGAGATTAAAAAAAATGTCTGAACGAGTTAAAGGGTCAAATAATCCAATGTATGGTAAATTTGGAGAACTAAACCCATTTTTTGGATTAAAACACTCTAAAGAATCTAAGAAAAAAATGATTGAGAATCGTGATGTCTCAATTTATAAAACGAAAGAATTTAAAGAAAAAATGTCAAAAATTAATTCTGGTGTTGGAAATCCAATGTATGGAAAATCGGTTTATGATATTTGGTTAAATAAATATGGAAAAGAAATTGCGGATAATAAAATGTTAAATTATAAACATATTCAGTCAATCAATAACAGAGGTAAAAAAAATAATATGTATGGTAAACCGGCACCTTTAAATTCAGGAAATGGTATATGTGGTTGGTATAAAGGATGGTTTTTTAGAAGTTTATTAGAATTAAGTTATATGATTAACGTTATTGAACGTTATAATATTAATTGGATAAGTGGAGAATGCGAAAAATTTAAAATAGAATACACTATTGATAATATAAATAAAAATTATTTTCCTGACTTTGTGTTAAATGATAGATACATAATTGAATGTAAACCAAAACAATTATGGAATACTAAAACAAACATTATAAAATTTGAGTTCGCTAAAATATTTTGTGAAAAAAATAATTATATATTTAAAATTAGAGATGTAAAAAGGATAAAAAAAGATGAATTACTTAATTTAATTAATTTAGGTTTAGTAAAATTAACGAATAAATGGAGACATAAAATATTTATATAAAAATCTCACACATGAAAAATTTAGATACACTAATTAAAAATGTATTACAAGAAGAATTCAAAATCCCGATGTCGTTAACCGAAAACATCAAAGTTTCTGATGAATTACAATATCATTTAGATAATAAAATATCACTTTCTGAAAATGTTTTCAGAGTATACTCTCTGAATTTCTTTAATCTTATCAATGAAGTTAGAGAGTTATATAATAACGATTTAATTCGTTTGAACGATGATGACACTTGGATTGTTGAAAGTGATTTGGGTAAGCGAGTAAAACTAAATAATGGGGATATTGTTTGGTTGGATGCCCCAATTTACGAAAACAACTTGAATGAGATATTAACTGAGGCTAAGCATCACGGAAAAAATGTTAAACTAAATAGTCCGTTCAGAACACCTGGAGGTCCTAAAAAATTCGCGGTATATGTTAAAACACCAAAAGGAACAATTAAAAAAGTCACATTTGGTGATCCTAATTTAAGAATTAAAAACGCAAGTCCAGGCCGAGCTAAATCATTCAGGGCTAGACA